TAGGGCCGAAAGTTTGCCCTCTAATGCTCTGAGATATCCGGCAACCAAATCCCGAGCGTATCTGTCTGTGGCAGAATTACCGTCAAGCTTGGCCTTGGCCTTATCTGATTTCAGTTCTCTTGCTACATCATCTACAGCTTCACTCTTGGTGATTCTGTAGGTCATTTCCGCCCGAGCAACAAGCCTGGTCATTTCCTTGATGTATTGGAACGTGGAACTAATTTGAGCCCTAACCAGGCGAGGATCTTCCTTCTCAATTCTCTCGTCAAGATTCTTGCTGACATTCGTTAGAAGCTCCCTGTTACTGTTAAGTAGTTCGTTTGACTTAATCAGATTGAGAATTTCAGAGTCCATAATTAAACTCGTCCTCACAAACGAGAGAGCCTACAACAGCCTTGGAGTCAGAACAAAGTCGAACCACATGCATTTCAGGCAGGTTACTTACGCCGCTATAAATTCGCCGGAACATCAATACCTCGGCCAAAAGCTTTGACGCATACAAAACAACAAAGTCGTGACCAGCTTGAGTCCAGCCATTATCAGTACGGGCGATTAGAGCTAGATAATTGTCGTGCATTCAAATTCTTCCTTTGTTACAAGTGTGCCAATTCTACAGTGGTCAGGGTCTACTTTGACAATTTGAAATCCTGGATGACTTCTTGCTTGTCCAGGCCAATTTTGAAAACCTTCCCATAAATGTTCAAAATATCGCTTGGTCATAAAATCCAGCGTTGATGAATACAGCACCACAAACACTTTTGGGTAATATTTTGTCTGAACACTGACATTTGCAATAAGAGCGTAGTAATTTTTCTCGCGCATTTTCCACCATAAAGAAAGGGACCAGCCGAAGCTGATCCCCATCATGCTATTAACCAAGAGTCCCGGTCAATTACTCTTCTTTCTTGGCCGGTTTTGCCTTGGGCTTCTTCTCTACCTTGTCCTTGACCTCGTTTCCGAGTCCGGTGGCACCACCAATCAACTCAGCTTTCTTGGCCTCAAACTCAGTGTCAAACACTGACTCCACTTGCTCGCCAGTCTCAAAGTTGATGCCAATGAGTTTATCGACGGGAGCAAGGCCGTTGTTGGTGACTGTGACCCACATCTTGCCAGCATCATCGTTGGGCACGTCCTTGAGGTTGAGAATGTCACGAACCTCGTTAGGCGTGGTGCCGAAGCGAGCGATGGCGTTGACGACCTCAATTGATTCCTTCATTGAGAACTTATCGAGGACACCGGGCTCAACACGAACGTCCTTCCACTCTAGAATGCGGCGGAAAAGTTTGTTGTTGATGGTGCCGCAAATAGACTTGTGAATATGGTTGATAGTGTTGATTTTGAAAGCCTTCTCTTCTGAGGCAATAACTTCCTGGTTGGCCTGACCGGCAGCAGAGCGCACACCAGCCATTGAAAGAGGAACGCCAGCGGAGAAAAGAATGTTGTCGCGATCAGAGTTCGAAAGGTTTGAGAAATCAAAGTCTTTGAATTTGTTGCCGTCCTTGATTAGCTCAATTCCGCCCTCTAGCAACATCACAGCACCGAAGTTCTCAGGCTTGGTGTAGAGATCGTGGAGTACAGCGCGGTTGCGGTCAGCCACATCGGCGTCAGCGTCCATCTTGAAAATCGCGCCACCAACATAACCCTCTTCAAACCAAGAGGCCAGAGCCTTCTTAGAATTGATTGAAGTGGCAATTTGTAGAAGCTGAGCGAAATAACGCGGCTTACCATATAGGAATGACTTGGCATTGGCGCGCTTGAAGTGAATAATCTCATCCTCTTCAAACACACGGGGGCCGTTAACGTCAATCTGCACATACATCATATGTAGCATATTGCCAGCATCAAAATAAGGAATGACGCGCATTGTCTCAGGAGGAAGCGTGTAGATGGAGTGAATATCACCCTTACGGTCACGGATAATTTGCCAATACGCATTGCCATAACCCTCATAGTCATAGAAGGTCTGGAAGGCGAAATCATAGCCGTTCTGATGAGGATTGGGGAATTCAAAGATATCCTTTAGATCAGCAAGTTGCTTCTCACGGGCATCTTTCTTGTACTTGGCAACCTCATTGGTGAAAAAACGCCACAAAGGAGTTGTTGAAGCACAAGCAGCAGCAACCACATTGAGCCCCAAATCAACCCAATTACATTCCTCAATAACAGAAGTCATTAGACTTAGAGGATGGGCAAACGGAACCGCAGCACCGGGATATGAGTAATTATCGCGAGGAAGAATTTGCACTTCCTTCACTTGAGGACGAGTGGTGACAGCGGTGGCCTCAGTGTTGATATCGCGCTGAATATCCTCGACAAAGGTTCGCTCGGGGAACTGTTTAAGTTCCTCTTCGATAATCTTTTGAATATTAATCTCTTTGGGCATTTTTATCTCCTGGTCTTTTCAACAATACCGAACTCTTTTGTTGTGTTCAACACTTTGATATTTTTATCTGGGTGGTTTAGTCGTGCAAATTCACCATGTATAATTCTAGCGATTTGGTCATAAGCCATACTTGCTGTTAACTCATCGTTGAAAAGCCCTATGTGCGCCTTTTTACCATTAAGTTTTATCCCGCACTGGAATTTCTTATGCCTACTAGAAAAACTAACGCCTTTATATATTGAAGTCAATCCGTGGCTCGGTTTACCCATATTTCTGGCGTTGCCGCTAAAATCACAAATCCTTAAGTTGTCTCTTGTGTTGTTTAGCCTATTGCCGTCTATATGATCAACCAAACAACTCTCATTAAGAACATTCAATATCTGCCTGTGAAGGCGCACTCTTACCGGAACACCCTCTTCTTGAGATTTTCTTGTTCGATAAACATACCCTTTTTTATCTAGCATCCAATTGTGTTTGGAAATTTCACTATAATCAGCATCACTAACTGTAAATTCTGTGCCGTTAGTTGTCATTATTTTTTTCATTTATCTTCTCGGGACAATGATGTGAAAGCCGGGGTCAACAATACGTTTATTTCTACCTGAGTAAGCACAGATGAACATTGAAGGCCAGTCGTCGTGATTTTGGCGATTACCTTGAGCGGCAATTCTGCCAGTAACAGGATTCAAGCCAAGGTTGGCGAATTCCTTGATGCACTCTTGAATTTCAGGAATGCGGAACCCTTCTTGCTCCATCTTGGCTCGTAGGTGTGAATACTCTTGAGCCTTTGATGTTGGTGTAAATTTGAAAGGATTCAGGATACCAGCAACCGGAGTTCTCTTTAGGTAATCATAAATTGCCAAACCGAAAGCACCAGTGGCATCAAACGTCAATCTCTTGGCACCAACAAATTGAGCAAGGCGACTAACAAAAGGAATCTGAACTGATAGGTCTGTGTCCTTGGGGAACTTCTTGTAGGCAATCAGCTTCCAGATATCATCCTTGGTTACGCCAAAAACGCCAACAATAGAACCGTCACCAGTCAAAGCAGCGTCCCATCCCATATAGATTCCATTAGGATAGAGTTGACGCAATTCATTCTTACGAGTCTTATCCTCAGGTAACTTATCTTCGCCGTATTCCTCGACAGGACCGAGGTGCATGGGCTGAACCGGATTTGCCGAGTTATCAACCACCTTCTCCATCATGAAATCATAAGGGAAAAGAGCGTGATCGGTATCGTCTAGGAATTCACATTCGTACTCTTGGAGAAACTGTTTGGGATGAAATAGTTTTCGCAGAGCATCAATTTCCGCAGCGACGTGAGGCACGTCTGACCAGTGGACTCTAATGATTCTATCTGGTTGCGGTCCAGTGATGTTACCTTCGTCGTCCTTCTTGGGATTACAAAGGTCATAGAACATATTGTCTTTGCCTTTGGGCGTTGAGATAACATTTAGGTTGTAACCCTTTGTAATTGTAGGAACGAGAGCTTCCCAGATTTCGTTTGATTCTTTGCGATTCTTGACGCCGAACTCGTCAAGGTTAACGTCGCCTGTGAAACCACGACAAGTTTCAGGGTTGAAGGGTAGCGAGACAATTTCAACGCCGTTCGCGAGAATGAGGATAGTTTCGGTTTCCTTCTGAAATTCCGGCCTCATAAAATCAGGCATGGAATTGAAGTAGCCCTTAATGTCTCGCAACACCTTCATTGACTGGTTGATACCAGCCGAGGCAATTAGAATCTGTGGAACCTTTTTGAAGTAAGCTCTTTGAACACCCTTGCCTTTAATTGATGTGGTAAATCCAGACTGACGACACTTATAAACCACAGTCACCTTCTCTGAAGGCTTCTGTAGGTTCATGAATTCGATTTGCTTCTGATATAGCTTCTGACGTTGGTGCGTAATCGGATCTTCAAATACATTAGTGAAGCGGTAGCAGAAGCCAGCCGCGTCATTATAGTATCTGTCGTGAAGTTGTGCGATTGGGTCTTTGTTAGTCCTCATCAGAAACCACCAGTATGCCGTTAGCGAAGAATGGATTCCCGTTCACTGTCATTATTTGGCCCCATTTACGCTTACGGTAGAGAACGTTGATATCACGGATTCTTTCAAGGTCAAAACCAGTCTGCTTATCGCCAACACGAAGAATGTCGCCAACTTCCAAATCCTTAGTTTTCTTTGGGCCGTAAAAAGTGATTAGTTCCTGTTCAGGCGTAGCCACAATCTTCTTTGTCAGAGAGGCTTTGATTTGATAGAATTCCTCAAAATCGCCACCAAAAGTAACGAAAGCTATTCCATCAAATCGCATCAAGCCAGTGTCGTCAGGATAAGCAATCTTGTCAGTGATTCGAAGGTCTTTGAGGGCAACTTCGCCACGGTCAGTAAGAATCTTGCTTTCTGCACAAATCATCTTACTCATTGACTTCCTCGGCTTGTACATCAATAGTGGGGAATCTGAAATCGTCATCCTCTAAGAACTCTTCAAAGTTCTTGTATTGCTTGCCTGAAGTCTCCTTGGCGTGATTGAGAATAAGAACCGTCAAATCGCGCTTACCAACATCCTCTTCCTTCTTATCAACAAGTTTATCAAGACGGTCAGAATGCTTGAGCAGCATATCGTTAAGAGTCGAGAGAGATAAACCGTCCAAATCGCTGTTGGCAATTTTCTTCATTAGCGCATTGTACATTTCCTCGACAACGCGCTTCTGCTTTCGGATTCTATCGTTCTTGTCTGACACACCTTCTTTGATGGTGTACTCATTGAGAGCGCGAGCAAAGTGAGGAAGTTTCAGCCATTCCTCAATAGTGCTTAGATTGACCATCAACCTATCAGACACTTCCTTCTGCGTGTAACCACTGGCAATAAGAAGGGCAGCATCCTTTTGCTCTGGCGATAATTGAGCTTGAGTTTCAAGCTGAGCCTTGGCTTGAATTTGAAGGGCGAGTTTTTCAGCCTCCTTCTTCAGCTTGTTCTTCTCTTCCTCAATAATCTTTTTTCTGGTTTTTGCGTCAATATTGACTTCCTTTTCGTCCTTTTTGGGACGCTTTTTGTTGTTTTCGGCCATAAATATCCCCTTTTTAATTATTTAAGTTAAAAGGGTTTTCTCAAAGAACGCAATTCGCTCTTGATTAACGTCCTTTAGGTTGTAGTTGTTCTTTACTGCCGTATAAGCTTTAATGCC